CAACGGCAGGAACCAATCACAGGTCGATAAGCTGTCCAAATCGCGTCTCAAGGATGCGATCCGGCACGACTGCAACGTGGTCGTGAAGGCGGCTTTGGATCTCGACATTGACCCCCGTCAGAAGATGGAACTTTCGGGGACTGGGACGATCTTCGATCAACTTTATGACATAGACAGCGTCGAGATATCGATCTCTTGGCAAGGCGGCTCTGAGATGAGCATCGCCGGCAAAGTTGCCAAATCCGGGCGGTCCGGAACCGACGACACCGGCGAAACTAAGTTCGTGCCCCTTCCGCCCGAGCGGCCCGCATCTGTGACGCCATCCGACACGACACCCGTGACGACGCCATCGGGGTCTGGTGGCATAGGATCCGCCTGATGGTCGACGTTGCGGAATTTGTCCACTTCATCCGCCGCATCGCGCAGGAGGTGGTGGGACGGCAGCAGTTTAAAGGCACGTTGGTCTGTACTGCCTACAACCCAGACACCCATGCGGTGAAAGGGATCATTCAACCGCACGGCATCGAAAGCGGTTGGGTGCCGCTTGCCGCCATGCACGTTGGCAACGGCTTCGGGATCCTGGTTGGGCCCCGAGTCGGATCGTCCGATGCCTTGGACGGTCAGGTCTTTGACCTTCATTTCGACGGCGGCGACCCCGATACCCTCGTCGCTCATCATCGACATTTCTCGACCACTGATAAGCCTCCACGGGTTGAGAGTGGCGAAATGCTGCTCCAGCATGAAAACGGAAACCAGGTTTTCTTCAGCCAAGACGGGTCACTCAAGGTCGTCGGGCAAAAGGGATCAACTAGCTACCACGACCCCAACGGCGGCATTGTCCACAAGCCCGGACAGGGGCAAATGGTCATGACGGGCGGAGATCCGACCAAAGATCAGTTCGACTTCGTCATGACCGCGAGCGGTCCCAGCACGACGGTCAAGGCGAAGATCGGCTAACGCATGTCTCTCGACATTCTCGTGCTCGGCTCATTTGTGTTCACAGATTTCGCGGTTCCCGAGCTTCTGCCGGCCGGCGGGCGGCAGCAGATGCGCGTTCACAAGATGCCGGGCGGAGATCGCATTATCGACACGATGGGGCCTGACGACGACGACCGTCAGTTCTCGGTGCTGCATGTGGGTGAAGACGCCCTTGCCGATGCCCTGACGCTCGACGCTATGCGGATCTCCGGTCAGCCATCCCCCTACTCCAATGGGGTCGAAGCGCGGATCGTCGTCATCGCAGCGGCGCCGTTCAGGGTCGAAAAGTTCAACGTCGTGCACCAGGATCTTGTCCTGACGCCAGTCGATAATCCCGGTGGTTCAAGCGCCTCGGCGTCGTCTTCGCCAGACGAACTCTTCGCGAGCGATGCCAGCGCCGGCCAGGACATCATCTCGGGCAATGCCACGCCTGTGACGACCCCGCAGCCTGGGGCGAACGCCGCTGGCGGGATTGGCTCAGCATGATCCCGGCGTCTCTCTCGGCCGCATATTCGTTCTGGACGGCATCGGTCGCGGCTAATCGGCCTCTCAGCAAGGCTGGGGCACTCACCAAGGCCGCTTTGGTGACGACGGGCGCATCAGTCGTTAGCCAGATCGAAACGGCGCTGGGAGCCGCCGCAGGCAATTTGGACGGACCCGACCCAACTGGGTTTGCGGGCGACCTCGTGCAGGATCTGATCGACCTTTCGACGTCGGCCACGGACCAGACCGACCTTGCTGCCCTTCGCGGCATCGCTGGTCGGCAGCTTTTCAATCTCAGTCAGGCGTGATGGCTCAAGCTCCGTACATCGGCTCCGCCCTGCCCGTGAAGGTCATTACGACGGATGGGCAGACCAACCTGTTTCGCTACGCGCAGCAGGAGATGGGCGACGCGCTCTATGCGTGGCAGATCGCGGCGTTCAACGATCTCTCGGACTTTTGGCCGGGCGCTAACATCGCTCTCAAGATCCCGCCGACAGCGGCAGACGATAACGGCGGGGTGCCCCCGACATGATCCATGCCTGATTTCGATGTGGAGTGGCAGGGAGATTTCCGCCTAACTCCAACTGGAGACCTCGCCACGATCGACGGTGTGGATCTCGACAACCAGCACATTGAGCGGCGTCTGCTCACAAGCGTGCAAGGCTACGTTTGGCATTCTGAGTTTGGAGCAGGCCTGCCACAGCGCATTGGCCGGACTGCCCTAGATCGCGGCATCAAAGCCATCGTGCGGGCGCAGCTCGCGCTTGAGGCGACTGTCGCACGCGTGCCGCCGCCTCAGGTGCTTGTGGACTTTCTGGCCGATCAAGACGGCCGCTGCTCCATCGCCATCACCTACACCAACGCCATCACGAACACGACCGAGCAGATTGCATTGGAAGTACCGACGAACCGATGAGCACGCTGAACACAAAAAGCTTCTCGTCTATCGTCGGCATCATCGCGGCCGGCATGCAGGGGCGGATCAATAATCGCTTTCTGAATTTCGCTATCGGCTCCATGCTGCGTGGCTTGTCGGAGTCGATGGCGGGCGTCCTGCTGAACGAGCAGAAGCAGGCTCTCGACATCGCCATGCGGACGCGGCTGGCCACGTCGTTCGGGGCTGACGTCGATAGCTGGCTCTCAGATTTCGGCCTGACTGCAAGGCTGGGCGCTTCGGCTGCCGCAGGGCTCTGCACCTTCTCGCGCTACACGGCCGCTCCGGTGGCGGTTTACGTCCCGGTCGGGGCTGTAGTCCGCACCCAGGACGGCACGCTCAGCTTCACCGTCTATGCTGACACCACCAACGCTAGTTTCGTGCCGGCCTATGGTCTAGGTGGTGGCTACCTCATCCCGGCTAGCGTCACTTCGGTGCTAGCTCCTGTGGTCTGCACGACTCTGGGAACGACAGGCAATGTCGCTGCCAGCATGATCACCCTGACGGCGTCCAACATTCCGGGCGTCGATACCGTCATCAATCCTGCGGCCTTCACAAATGCCGTTGATCAGGAGAGCGACGCTCAGGCCAAGGACCGCTTCGTCCTTAACATTCTCGGCAAGTCGGGCGGCACGGCCTACGCGATCCGCAAGGCCATCGCCAATGTTAAGGTCGGCATGCAGACCGACATCATCGAGTTTCACGACTACGATGGCACGCTGGACTACGGCATGACCACGGTCATCGTGGACGACGGCTCAGGTGCCCTCTCAAACGACCTCCTGACGGCTTGCCAAGCAGCCGTAAACAACGAGCGTGCGATGGGTTGCCGGATCGGCGTGTATGCCGGCACGGCGCAGCTCGTCGACGTTACCATGCTGATCGCTACTGAAACCGGGTATGACCACAATTTTGCCGTGGCTCAAGTCGTCGCGGCATTGTCGCTCTACCTTGACGATCTCAGCCTCGGCCAGGGGCTATCCTACTTCGCCCTGATCCCTGTTGCCCTTTCTGTCCCTGGCGTGACCCAAGTGCTCGCATACACGCTCAACGGCGGCACGACTGACATCGGCGGATCGGCCTACACGACGGTCAAGGCTGGGTCGTTTCGGATATCCTGATGAGCGACACTAGTCTGATCGCTCGCCGCCTTCGGAGCCTCATCCCTTACGGTTGGTTTGACGACGCGGCGCCTATTCGGGACGCAGTGCTCGGCGGCTTAGCCGATGGCGTCCAGGCCGTTCGAAACGTTCTCCTAGCAGCCAAAGCTGGCACAAGGCGGTCGACCACAACTGGTTGGCTGCTCGACATCGACGCATACGGGTTTTTTGGCGCCGATCTCCTACGCCGTCCCGGCGAAGACGATGATGCCTGGCGCTCACGCTACATCCCCGAGATCAATCGCGAGCGAGGCACCCGGCGCGCCATCACGCAGGCCCTCGTCGACCTTACCGGCCGGGCGCCGATCATCGTTGAGCCTTGGAACGTTGGGGATACCGGAGGATGGGACACCCCTGTCCTAGCGTGGTCCGGTGCGCAGGTTCAGGCTGGCCCAATCGGCGGCTACGACAGTGAATATGCTGGATGGGACGTCGGCCTATGGGGCTTTGACGTCCATGCCACGCAATCTCAGGCTGGATCAAGCGGCGCTGGCTGCTGGGGTTCGCTTGAGATGCCGAACCAAGTTCTTCTGACGGCATATCGCCAAATCCCCAGTGGTCCGGCTGATCTTGCTGGCTGGGACAGCGCCGTTGGTGGCTGGGATGTCGGGTCCTTTGTTTGGTCCGGCGATGGGAAGGAAGTCCTAGCGGTCGACGACGAAATCTATGCCGCCATCAACCGCACCAAAGCGGCTGGCGTGTCCGTCTGGACGCAGATAGCAAACTAAGTTTCACCCGAACTGATGGGAGGCGGCTATCGACCGCTCGACCGTGTACACCGGCGCGAACCCGCGTTCGGAAGACTTCCTGCGCGCCCAGCAAAGGACGATGACGGCTATCGGCGGTCTGGCTGCGGCTACGCTCGGAACGAGTGTCGTTGCGGATGGCTTTGCTCTGACGCCGACGAACCCGACCAGCGGCAATCTCGTCCTTGGGGCCGGTACTGTCTATCAGACAGAGAACCTTGAGGCCACGCCGTGGTCCATTTTGCCGACCGACTCCCATGTCATCGTCAAGCAGGGTATCCTTCTTGACCCTTATACGCTGACGCTGACGCCACCCTCAACAGTTGGCTACTCGCAGTCGTTTCTGATCCAAGTTCAGTATCAGGACATCGACGACAGCCCTGTCGTCCTGCAGTATTACAACTCTCTGAACCCCCAACAGCCGCTTTTTGGCCCTGCCGGTAGCGGTACGCAGCAGAACACCCGGCGTGCCGGCGCTGTTGCCGTCCAGATCAAAGCTGGTGTCGCTGCGACGACGGGAACCCAGGCGGTGCCGTCCCCCGATGCGGGGTGGGCGGGGCTGTGGGTGGTCACGCTGGCTTACGGTCAGACGGCCATCGGCTTCGGCAACTTCACGCTTTACGCGGGTGCGCCCCTCGTCACGACCAAGCTGCCGGGCATTCCGAGCGCGGTCCAAAACCGTCAGTGGACCTTCGCGGTCGACAACGGCATCCAAAATGCCGTGGCCATCTCGCCAGTCCCCGCTGTTGCCTCCTACACGCGAGGCCAGTCGTTTGAAATCTTGATGGCTTATGCGCCATCGACTGCAGCGACACTGAACGTCAGCGGCCTTGGACAGAAGCCCATTGTCAAGTCTGGCGGGACGTCGCTGACAGGCAATGAGTGGGCCGCCGGCGACATCGTCCGCGTGTCCTTCGACGGCGCGAATTTCCAGATCGCTTCGGCCGGCGCTGGTGGTGGGGCGTCAACAGTCGCCTGCGCTCTGTTGACCCAGAACCTGACGATGAACGTTCCCTCGACCGCATACCCGACGATCCAGTCGGCTGTGCTCGCGGCAGGGCAGTATTTCATCTCGCCGAACGTCTACATCACAATTTCCGTCGCTGCGGGATATGTGGAATACCTGACGAACGCCACGGGGCCGATCTATCTCAGCCACCCGCACGGCCAGCGCATCAAGATTATTGCAGCTCCGCTCAAGGGCGCCTTTCCGACGTCGGGCGACATCGCCGGCCTGACTAACTCACAGGTCGCGACGCTTCTCCGGTCTCGCTTCAGCGTCGAAGTGAACGCTGTTGGCACGAACGCATGGGAGTTGCATTCCGGCTACTGGAACCAAGTTGCCAACATCCTGACGACGAGCGATCAGCTCGCGTCTGGAGGTCGCTACGGCTTCTATATCGGCAACTGGGCGACAGAAGTCGGCATGGGGTCAATCGGGCTCCTAAATTGCTGGGTTCATGGCTGCGGTCTCGACAACATCCGTGCCGAGGAGTCCTCCGTCATTCAAGCCGTCAATGTGGGTTCGACCTACTCGTCGGCTCACGGTTTCCACATCTCGCATTATTCTGTCCTAGAATGTAACACCGGCAATCTTCTGGCGATGTACAATCAGGTCGGCGTCATGCTGCAGAACGCTGGTCAGCTTGCCATCGACTCGGCTTCTGGTACGTGCGATTTCAGTTACAGTACAATGCAGGGCATCGGATCTCCTGACTACGGCATATTCAACGCATATTCCGCAACGGGCGTTCGGATCCAGCACAATGGAACCTACGGCATCAATATGGCCCTGTTCTCGGTTGTTGCGCTTCCGAGCAACGGCGGAACGACATTCGGAAGCAACACGTCAGGCGACATTTTTGCCTCGTATTATACCACTGTCGTCACCTACAACTGCTCTCTACCTAGCGGGTCTTCGCCAGGACGTGGCGCCGGTGTCGGTAACGTCGGCGCTTCGGTTGTCTGAGGGCTCACGATGATCCTTTTTTGCAAGTATGGGACAGATCCGAAAGATCCTTCCGCCGGGTTTGTTTTCGCATGGCATGATGATGGCGCTGCGCCTGACGATGCTGTGTATCCCGGTTGCCTCGCTGTCCCATACGCGGGAGCAATCGAAACGCTTCCGGTTTACAAGCCCGACCCGAGCCATCGCTGCGCTCCGCCACTCACCGTCGAGGTCGCATCGGCAAGCAAAGTCGCGTCGCTCGTTAAGGCGTGTCAGAAGGATATTCTATCTGGCTTCACCTCCAAAGCGCTGGGTTCAAGCCATCTGTATGGATCAAGCCAGACGGATCAGTTGAACCTTGCACATGACGCAGCGCTTGCTTCTGGTGACGCTACGTTCAAAGCCGACATTGGGTGCTCGACAGACGGCAAGTCATGGGCATTCGAAACGCACACCGCCGCTCAGGTCAAAACGGTTGCGGACGATATGCAGACCGCTCGCCAGCTTGCTCGTCTCAAGCTTGCAGAACTAAAAGCCAATGTCGCCAAAGCGGCTAGTGCGGCTGATGTCGCTGCCATCACCTGGGCCTAATCCTTGACAGCCATCGCTCTCCTGCCAAAAGATCAAATCGGGACGTGCTCTATCCTCCTCAGCGAGGACTGGCGTGATGCGCTGCTTTTTATCGATGTCACTGGACTGCCGATCCCGCTGGATAACATCGCGTTCACGGCGCCTATCACGCAGGCTCTCAACGGAGCCGCAAACACGATATTCACCCCGTCGACAGCTAATGGATTCCTTGTACCACTGGCCGGATCGGCAACGGTTACGATCGGCGCCCAAGGGGTTGGGTACGCCGTAGGGGACCATGTCGTTATCGCTGGTGGAATCGGCGTGAGCCCTGCCATCTTGGGCGTGAGCGGTATCGGTGCTGGCGGGAACATTACCTCGGCGACGATGCTCGCGACTGGTCTATACAGCCAGCTTCCCTCTAGCCCAGTGACGCAAGCCAGTTCGACGGGCGCAGGTTCGGGGGCGACCTTCAATCTGTCTTGGGTCAACAATGGCTTGGGCTTCGTCATCCCGAACGCGTCCCTGCCGCCACAGCTTCGGCCTGGTTCTTACAGTATGAAGCTTCAGGCTGCAGCAGATGGCATCCTCAAGACCGTCGCAACGGTCGCTCTGACAGTGAACTAACTCATGGCTTTTGGAGCGTTCACAACGACTGGTCCTGGGGCTGCTCAGATCGTCAACGCTGTCATGGGGCCTCCCGGTCCGCAGGGACAGCAGGGCGGCAAAGGCGACCAAGGCAACACGGGCAACAAGGGCGATACAGGCGCACAGGGGATCCAAGGCGTCCAGGGTATTCCTGGCATTCAGGGGCCGATTGGGCCTGTCCCGTTCGGTCCACTAAGCCCTTACGTCAGCGGCGCAACCTACACAGCGGGGCCGCCTGCCTCCTACGTGAGTCAGGGAGGCGGATCCTATCTCGCCACCAAGACCTTCATTTCCACGACGTTCTCCTACGATCTATCCGTAGGAAATCTTGTTGTCCAGGCCCAACCAGGGCCAACTGGTCCAGCAGGCCCGGCCGGCAATGGGACAGGCAACGTTATTAACAGCGGCACCTCGTCTGCAGGAAATATTCCTAACTACACCGATTCAACGGGAACGGCACAAGCTGATAGCGGAATTGCAGTTTCACTGGTTAGGAGCGCTCTACAATCTGCGAATAATCTTAGCGATGTTATGAGTCCATCTGCTGCATTGTCAGCGCTTGGTGGCATTTCCTCCTCTACACTTTCGTCGGCTATATCAACAGCAATTTATAGCACTGCTAAAGTTGACGACGTTCGCGTCCTCATGATCCAAGTGGCGAAGCTGACCGGCAAGGTCTCAGGCTACCTTGCTGGCGTGGCGGACGACTTTGCAGATCAGTCTGGCGTTGACACCACGAACAGTGTCGCGGCGACTTATGATGCTACGAATAAGTGGTACTACAACGCTGACGTCAATACCAGGGTGTTGATGCATTTCGATACGTCGGTTACGGCCGACGATGCTGGCCACTCCGTCACGCCGTCAGGTTCGCCATCTGTCAGTTCAACACAATCGGAATTTGGTGGGGCCTCGCTGTATCTGAATGGATCCTCTTACCTATCCGTTGCGCCGACTAACGCTGATCTGACGCTTTCGACCTCAACGACATGGACGGTGGAGGCGTGGTTCTATCCAACTAGCTTGACGAATTCACCTACCCTTTTCTCTTCGTCCGGTCTAAACGCATATATTAATACGGCTGGGAAGCTCGTTATCAACAACGGGAATACAGGGAATTTTACGAGTACAGCTACAGTTACGCTGAACGCTTGGAACAAGATTGAGCTGGATTGCGTAAACGGGAGTGCCTATGCGTTCATCAACGGTGCGCTTGTAGGCTCTTTCACACTGCAGACCACAGCGGGCGGTGGACCCATCTACCTTGGGACTTTCTCTGCTGGTTCAGCCAATTTCACCGGGTACATCGACGAGTTTCGTGTGTCCATCGGCGTGGCTCGTCACACCGCAGCCTATACCCCCGAGACTGCACCTTTCGTCCTTTCCCCGCCCGCTCTTGATCTCCGGTCGATCGCTTTCCAAGCCTCGGCAGTGCCAAACAAGGCCAGCTTGTTCACCCTTGTGAGGCCGATCGGCGCTGGCACTATTACGCCGAACACGAACGTCATCGCTTCGGTGTCTCGCAACGGCGGTGCGACATGGACCCAGGTGACGCTTATCGCGGCTGGTGCTCTGGCCAACGGCTTCCAAGCCTTTGAGGCCAACGCAGCAGATATCAGCAGTCAGTCAAGCGGACAGAGCATGAAATGGCGGCTTCAGACGGTGTCTGGCTTCGCCATACAGGCTCAGGCGGTCGTCGAGCAGTGGGGGAGCTGAGCCATGGTCGACACTTTCAGCCATGTCGACCCAACTGCGGTTCCTGACATCTCTGACAGGCAGTTCGCACAGGGTCTCTGGGGCGAGCAGTTAATCTCCTTCGACGAATGCGAGGCCTTCGTGCGGACCGGCACGATCCCGCCTGCCCTGCAGACGCTGATCGACGCCCTGCCAGACGACGACACCGGAGCCCCAACGGCCCGCAAGGTGGCCATCATCCTCATCAGCGGAGCCACGGTCTACCAGCGGAGCAACCCGTTGGTGGATCAACTCGGCTCCGTTAAAGGATGGGACCGGCCCACCATGGATGCCAAATGGCGCGCTTGGGGGGAGCTTTAACGATGCTCTCTCCGACCTACCTCGCAGCAGACTGGCGCTACGCTCGCAACGACTGGCAGGGCGCGAATGCGCTGGCCTACACGGTCTACAGCGTACAGCCGGTTTTCGCGTCGGACGGCGTGACGATCACGACGCCCGGCACGCCGATGAACCTGGCGGGGTTCACCGTGCAGGGTTCGGTTTATTTTCGCGCCCAGCCTGGCGTCGATGGACTGCGCTACGTGCCCGGCGGCCTCGGCGCTTCGCTCCCACAGGTCACGGGCGCCATCGTCGACGCGGTCAATGGCAAGATCACCCTGTCCGTCCCCCGCACGGCTACGATCGTGCCGCGGCAGCCCATCGAATGCTGGGCTGACCCTGACCGGTCCCGCCTCATTGCCGAGCCGCAGATCGTGGACCCGTCCGGCAACATCATTACCGTGGGCCTACAGCCCCTGTTTGTGTTCTGAACGTGCCGACCATCGTCCCGAGCCCCTTTCGGCCGCCTACGGCCTCCGCAGGAGGTTCTGCGCCCCGTGCCGCGGCGGCATCTCCGTTCCATCCCGGCGCTGTGGTCACTGTCAGCGGACCTCAGGGGCCGGCTGGCCCATCTTTCGGCGGCTTCGGCTATGTCCAGTATGTGGCGCTGACATCCTCTCCGGTGCTGAACCTTTCCCCTGCGGTTCGGACGCCACTTTCGATGCTGATTGACCCCGCGCAGACGAGCAACACGCTCAAGGGGCCATTCGCAGGCTTTCCCTTCTGGGATGGCACGACGCTCTGGGCACGCTCGGCCGGTGACCTCTACGAGGTTCGTTTCACGCTGACCGCTACATCGTCCATTGCAGGCGGAACTCTCACCACGGACGTCACGATCAACGGCCTCACGGTGGCAACCGACAACGACAGCGAAGCGCTGTCTTACCCGGCCGGCCAGCCGCAGCGGGTCGGGTTCAAACTCCGGCTCCTTCCCAAAGCTGGTTTCGTGGCCGGCGGCGCCAAGATCTACCTGACGTCCACCGTGCCCGTTTCCATCACGAGCGAGGTGCTGGTCGTCGACCCCACGAACGCGGGATCATGACGTGCCGACCCGCATTTTCTTTCTCGACAATGAAATCTTGATCGACACCATCCCGACACCCTTCGTGGCGGGATCGCTTATCGCCGGCATGAACGGCAATGACGTTCAGATCGGCCGCGTCGAGAGCGACTTCGTCTTCACGTCGATCCCTTGGGAGGACGTGGCGGCGCGAGACGGGACCACTTTCGGCAACCCCGACGACGCGATGGCCTATGTCACGTCGCAACTGTCGATGCGGCGGCCGGTCGGTGGGGTTTCTCAGTTTGTGGCCGGCATGGACCTCGGCGGCCACAAGGCGCTGATGCTCGCCCCAGACGGCACGGCGATCTATGCCGACCCTTCGGCGGACGACTACGTCTTTGCGGGTGTGTCGTTAGGCGCAGCGGCTCAGGGCGCACAGATCGGCGCGATGACATCCGGCTTGGTCTCTGAGCCATCGTGGTCATGGTCCGCCCTTCAGCCCGTCTACGTTGCCTCGGCTGGCGCGCTATCGCAGACCGCTCCCACGACAGGGCTTTTCCACCTTCTCGGGTTCGCGGCGACGGAAACGTCGATCCTCGTGTCTCCGACACCTCTCGTCCTTCTCGCCTGATCGGACAGCACCATGGCTTTGACCGCACCGCAACGCCTTCTGGCTCAGGGCCTCAAGGCGCTCTATGAGTACGTCCCCGTCCTGCTGGGCGGTACGGCCAATGCCTACAACGTGCCTGCCCTCAACGCGTCGGGGCAACTCGACATCACCATGATGCCGACCGGCGTGGGAGCGGACACCCAGATCATCACGGCATCCGAGGCCATCACGGCTGGCGCTCTCGTCAATATCTACTCGAACGCTGGCTCGCCTGCGGTTCGCAATGCGGATGGGTCAACCACGGGCAAGCAGGCTCACGGCTTCACTCTCTCGGCCATCGCGTCTGGCAGCGCAGGCACAATTTATCTAAGCGGCCTCGACACGGCTGTGACGGGGCTCACGCCTGGTGACGCTTATCTGTCAGATACGACGCCGGGCGCAGTCGCTACCGCAGGCGCCACGATCGCCGGTCATACCTACCAGCAGGTCGGCGTGGTGACGTCGGCCGGCGTTCTGCAGTACGACTATAATCCGCCCGTCACGCGAGCTTGATCCGTGGCGGCCCGCAAGGCGCTTGTCGTCAGGGCATCTGGCGCGGGCCTGGAAGAGAAGCCATCCACAGACTTCGTGGACGGAGCCGTAGCCTACAACGTCGCCCAAGGTCTCACGGCGGCGCAGCAGGCTCAAGGGCGGGCCAATATCGCTGCCGGATCTCATGCTAAGTTCACCGGCACTATCACTCCGCCAGCCCTCGCCCTGCTCGGCACGTCCACGGTCACAGTGGCAGGCCTGACGCCCGCCATATCAGGCGATAGTCTCGTGGTAGGTGAGCTGATTACACTACACATCAACGCGGGGTCAGCACTCCCATCTGGCCTCGTCGTCTCCTATGAGCCTCAGGTGACCGCGACCAACACCGTCACTGTCAAACTCGTCGCGACTGTGGCGCTGGGAGCCGGCGCGGCTGTGCCCGTTACCATCCTCAGTCACCGCTGACTCCTACCTCGGATATCTGATGCTCGCAGCGGTCGTCACAAGTCCGTTCCTGCTCGGAACGATCAACTTCACCACAGGCGAGATCGTCTCCGATCCTAACTACGTGGCCCTGTTTCAGCAGGAGCCGTCGTATGGGCAGAAGGTCGTCTTCACGGATGTGTCGGACGGGACGATTGTCCTACCGCCGATCCCGCTGACGCCGCTGCAGGCAGAAATCGCTCGAGCCCAAGCCGCGGAAGCCGCCAACCTCGCGCAGGATCTCGTCGACGAAGCCAACCTCGCGATTGAGGTGAGCCGGGCAGAGGGCGCAGAAACCGTCAACTCCACAAATATCGCGAACGAAATCATCCGTGCAATTGCGGCGGACAACACGAACGCTGCCGCTATCGCAGCAGAAATCGTTCGCGCGCAAACGGCCGAAGGCACTCTGCTGCAACAACTCGCAGCCATCCAGTCCAGCCTTCTTCCTTCTGGCACATTCACTTTGGACCTTAACCAGTCCGGCAACATGTTCTGAGGTAGATGATGGCCCTCGCGACAATCGTTAAACAGGCGCGAGACGCCGTAGCGATACCATTCAATCGGATCTTTGGCGACCCAGTCGGTGACGGTTCCCGCTTGATGGACCTGAGCGGGCTCCTCGACACAACGGCAACGCCGATCAACCCGGCAAAGGAAGACGGCAATCTTTCGACGATTGCGGGCACAGTAGCCTCCGGGCGAGTCAAGACAGCCCCTCAGGCTAACGCGCCCTCGGTTGATAGCAGCGGTTCACTCGCGTCTTCGGGTGATACCATCGCCGTTCTCGCCAACGGTATGAATACCGGCGTCATCCGCCTTTCGACTGGCTTCACCGGATCCATCGTCGCTGAGGGCACCGCGGATGGCACGAACTACGATGTGCCGCTCTCGGTGCAACTCTATGCCTCGACCGGCAATACAGGCGGCATGGCGACGCTCACGACGGGCGGCGTCTACGAGGTCACCATCACGGGACTCGCTGGCTTCCGTGTCAGGGCGACCACGGCCATCACGGGCGGTCCGGTCACGGCCCTCGTGCGGTCGGCCAACGGCAACAAGTCGATCCGGGTGGGGGCGCCGAGCGGGGCGCCTGTGCCGGTGCAGAGCCCGACCGGCGGCGTGACTCAGACCATCGTCACCGGTACGTCGGGGACGCTTATCGCCGCCAACCCGGCTCGTAAAAGCCTGCGCTGGATGGTGATCGGTGCGGCCGACGCGACTGTTGCGCCGGGCTCGACGCCCCCGGCCGCCGGCCAAGGCATGATTTACCAAGCCAGCGGCGCAGGGAAACAGGGCGCCTCGGAAGTCTTCATGGAAGGTGCGATGGCAACCAACGCCTTCGCTTATGCGGCCTCTGCTTCAACCTCTATCGTCGTTTGGGAGTGCCAGTGATGCGCCGTCTTCTCGCTGCGGCGCTTGCTGCATGGATGGCTGGGCCTTTCGGAGCGATGGGCGCGCAGTTACCTCCAGTGTCCTCCAATCAGGTTTCCGGCCTCGGAATTCCCGCTACTGGCGCCTACACTGGCCGCACGCTATCGGACTCCACCGCGCTGCTCGACGCTTTGATCGCTGCGCAGACGGCCGATCCAGATGCCCAGGCCCTCTTTGCGCGGATGCAGGCCCTCGGGACGCGGGTCGATATCCGCAGCAGATTGCTGATCTCTGCGGGAATATCAGGGCTCAAGGCTGCTGGACTTTGGGCCAAGCTCGATGTCCTTTACGTCTTCGGCATGCCGGATGCCAACTCCGCCGTCCTCAATTGGAAGTCGACGAATTACACCGCGACCATCTCACCGTCTGGCGAGTCCTTCTCGGCTGGTCTTGGCTTCAAGGGCGATGGCGCGTCTGGCTACATCAACAGCAATTTTAACCCGACGACCGCCGTAACCCCGAATTTCACCCAGAACTCTGCCAGCCTCGGTGTCTGGCCCCTGGAAGACATCGCGGAGAGCAACAAGGACGACGCTGGAAACACTGCTGCTCTGATCCGTACCTACAACTTCGCCACATCGTTCAGCTTTCGTCTCAACTCGACCGGCAGTCAGGCCTCTCCCTCCATCGCGAAGCAGTCGTTCGGGCTGACGTGGGTGTCTCGCTCGGCCTCGACGGGCTACACCTATGGGCATAACGGCCAGACACTCGGAACCATCACCGATACCAGCACGACGCCCAGCAACGACACGATCCTGTTCAACAGCGGGCGCGTCTCGCCCTCATCGAGCAAGCGCCTCGGCCTTGGCTTCATTGGCGGTGCGATGAGCAGTGCCGACATGGCCGCCTTCTATGGCGTGATGGCGCCCGTGGTGCAGGGCTTGTCCGGTGTCGACACGTTCACTCTGTCGCCGGCAACCACCTTCCAGACGATGGACGGGCTCGGTTTCGAGTTGCAATCCGACAGCATCGAAGGCGATGCGGGAGGCATCCAGCAGAGCGATACGGCGTCCATTCCCTTGGACCTCACGGCCAGCGAGCGCGTGCGGCTCGCCCAGACCATCGCCAGCGTTCCTGGAGGCGGCGCGTTCGATAATTTCCGGCTCGCCATGGGCCTCTATTATCGCGGTATCACCTCGGACGGGAAGAACTTTACCGAGCGTCTGACCGGCCAGAACGCCGCGATCAAGAAGTTCATCTCGGACAGTGGCGTCCGGGGTATCGCTTACCTCCAGTGGTCGCCTGCGCCTTTCTACAAGCGTGTCACGATCAACGGTACCACCTACAGCGGAGGCACCACCTCGGTGCCGAACCAGACGAGCGATCCGAACGGCTACAACACCTACCTGCGTAACATGCTGCAGGGTGGCGGTCTTGACGCGCCGGACAAGACGGCAAACCCGACCGCCTATGCCGCATGGATGGACGACTTCTCGTCGCACGTCCTTGCCGACATGGAGTACGTCCACACAAACGTTGGCCGGGTCGTCAAGTTTTCGCCACAGAATGAGCCGGCTACCGGCGGCACGACGGGGACGTATCCAGCCTGCGTCTGGACCGCGCAGCAGATGTATGACTTTCTCAAGGTCATAGTCCCAAAGATAAGGGCCAGTGCGGTCCTTTCGACCTACAATGGTCAGGCCAACCGTGTCGATATCTACATGGATGCTCAAGCTGGACAGACCGGGATAGGGTCCGCGCTGATCGCGGCCGATCCCAGTCTTCTTTCCCAGATGTCCGGATGGGCGTGGCACGATATCGACCGTCTCAGCGTCGATGCGGGATGGGCTCGCGTCAACGCGGCGACCAGGTACAATCTCAACACGTCCGGCCTTCCCGTTTTCTCGGACGAGAACGAGTATTTCGACACCTACTTGACACCAGGTACCGCACAGTACCTCCCGCCGGCGTACCGCTTTGCGAACACCGTCCTCCAGCCGATGATGTGGTTTCTCTACGAGAACTCGACGATCTGGTATTGGATCCATATCGGAAAGCCGAGCACGGGGCCAGCATCCGAGAGTCAGGGGCGGTCTCTGACGGTCTGGAAACCGCCAGGTTCGGCTGCTTCCACGACGTTTCCGAGCCTGACTGATGGAACATTCACAACCGTCGCCGTGAACTGGAACGCTATCAAACCGTGGTTGCGCTTCATGCCGAAGGGCAGCGTGAGGGTCGGCTTTTCGGCGGCGCTGCCGAGAAACGATGTTGCTGGAATGGCGTGGACGAAGCCGAATGGAAAGCTCGTCTTCGCCGTCGTGAACCGATCCGAGAACTACGCTCCGGTTCAGGTTGGGGCGTCGAGTGTGTCCGGGTCGTTCGTCCGCAACAGGTATGACGCGATCACTCCAGATCAGGTGATTGAGACGGTTTCGCTCAGTGGTGGGGTGAACTTCACCGTTCCCCCTTACTCTGCTGAGTTCTGGGAGCAGCAATAGGTCGACGTAGCCGCGCGAAAAACTCGCGCGGTGTCAGGCCGCCATTCTCCTCTCTCGTCGTCCAGGGGCCTTTGTCCACACTGTGGATCACCTTCATGCCAGCCCTATGCAGCTCCTCTGCCGAGGCCGGTAGCCCTCGGAAAGCGAGTGCTAACGGGGCAGTGGGAGCGGCAAAGTGTGCTCTGTCGAATCCCGCCGCCAAAGCGCACATGGTGAAAAACACGTCTTCGATCACCCATCCGTTTGGGTTTTCGATGTCGTCAAGGAACCCTTTGTCGAGCATCGCCTGCACGCACTGGAAGCGCATGAAAAACGCTCCACCAAAGATGTTCTCGCCCAGGCCCCAGCCGTTGCGGATTGCCAAGTCGCAGATCCAACTGATTCCACCTTCGGCTTTGTCATCCCGTGTCGGGTACGCCTTCATGTCCAACAGGGATTGCGTGTGCATATTGTAGCGTTTGCTGGTCCCATCGTAGTTGATCAAATGACGGCCAAAGATGCCGACATGAGGATTTTTTTCTAGAAGCTCAAACGCTAGATCGCAAACGCCTGATCCAGTTATCAATGCGTCCCAGTCGATCCTAAACACTGTAGCGTATGGACCGCGTTTGACACACTCACGAAGGGCGTTTGCGACGGTGACGTGTAATCCGTGATAGCCAAACGAGCGTTGGTTCCGTATCAAAACGATGCGCTCGTCGTCGATTTTTCTCAGGGCCTCAAATGTCCCGTCGTTTGTGCAATCATCGACGACGAAAAGAGTTATTCCAAGACCCTCGTAAAACAAAATGCTATCGATGGTGTCTAGCACGTTTTCGGTCTTCCCGGGGCCGACAGGAAGAATAACGGCGTGTTTAAGATTGCTTCTCGCCGCCACCTTCTACCCCCGAATCTTGAACCCATATCTTTAATCGTATCGCCAGCGTTCAAACCGCACAAGCGCCTCACCCAGCCCCTTGGGCGCATCAACCCTCTCTGCTATGCGGGGCCGATAGTTAGCCCGCCAATCCTCGACGCAGCAACCGAGTGATCGCCTACACCCGGCTGACCTGAGGCGACTGGCGCAGAGCCCACTCGTCGATCTCGTGGAGCATAGGCAGGGACAGGTTAAAGGTCGAGCCGCCTTCCCGGATCACCCTGACGCGAGAATGCGAGCGGGTCTCGACCGGCGAGACATGCGAAACGCGAAAGGTGGAGCGTGGCGGGTTCGACATGGACGGCCTCACGAAGGACGCCCAGGCTCGACTCCGATGGTGAACATGTTCCTAGGGGGCGCCTGCGAACTCCGATCGTGGTTTCGCGACCGGTAACAATCCTTCCCGGAAGCGACAGATACACCGGCCGCCAGCCTCGTCCCGGTCAGCCCTAATCCCCGATCGGCAGGCCGTCGTTGCCGGTCGTGAGCCGCATCGGCTCCAACTGCTCTTCGGTCTCGGCGACATCGGCCGTGCCGGCGTCGGAGACCGCCTTCCTGCAAGCCTGCATCGGCCCGGTGGCCTCGATCCACTCGTCATAGAGCATGTGGCCGGCGTCGTCCGTCACTGAAACCTTGAACTTCGGCATCTCGGGTTCTCCTTCGCGCCGCCAACGCGCGGAGACGGTGCGGGTTCGCGCCGGGCCGAGATGGCCATCACCCATTCCCGGCGTTCTGCCGCGAAACTCAGTTTCACCCCGCGTTCCCGGCGCGCGGCGGCGATGCCTTCTGCCGGATCACACGAGACCACATCCATGTCCGATATGACCTCTACCCCGACGCTTGCCGATCAGTTCGTGGCTCTGGCGACTGCCCTCCTCGCCCGCCTGAGCGCGCATGACAAGGCTCTCGACGCGGCCCTTGCGGCCGATGCCGAGGCCAACACGAAGATCGCTGATCTGACCGGCCAGCTTTCCGCTGCGAATGACCAGATCGCGACGCTTCAGGCGAAGGTAGCCGCCGAACTGGACCCTACGCCGCTCACCAACGTCATCGCGCAGATGCAGGCCGCGGTGAGCGCTCCTGATCAGACGGCACCGTCTGAAGACTCGGTTTCCGGCTCGGCTCCTGCCGCCCCCGCCCAGCCCGTCGTCACCGAAGCTCCCTCGGGCGCTGTCGTCACCGTGGATGCCGGCGCTGGCACCACCACGCATGAGGACACCAGCGGCACCACGACCGTCGTCCCGCACGACGGCTCGGCTCCGACCGCGACGGACTCGGCCGGCTCCCCTGTCGCGCCGTCGTCCACCGCTGTCGATGAAGCCACACAGGCTGCGGCTAGCGCTGGTGTGACGGTCGGTGGTGGTGCTGACAGCGTCTCAGGCGCTCTCGGGAACGACATGGTTCACGAGGCTGTCTAAACGCGAGGCCGCCCTGCCCTAGAGGCGGGGCGGCTCATGAGATTTCGGGAAGCGGTGCGATGTTCACCGTGACGTTCAAACAGGTAGGGACACCATCACGCATGGTCCATGCCTGCTGAAAGTTAGGATCGCGCGCGGCCTGCCTATCCTGACTTGCGGCTTCGAGTTGCAGTTTCGCAAAGAAAGCGTCTATCTGGTCCGGTGTAGCTTTGGTCCAGACCGTGCCGTCATCGTCGGTGAATGTGTCGTCCATCTCGCTCACTCCACATTCCCATAGAACGGCACGGGGCCGGTGTGGTCGGGGTCGGACTTTAGGCGTTCTCTATATTCCGCATCGGTTTCGTCATATCGACGTTGGTGCCCGCGCGAGACGTCATCCAGCACTTTCCGCGTCTCCGCATCGCGATACGCTTTTACCTCGGCTTGACCCTCTTGGTCAATGGCATTCAATGCTGCCTCCTCGGCTTCCGACACGTAAAAAGGCTCACCCGGTTTACCGCCAAGCCATCCTAAGAAGGTGACACCTTCAGCTTCGCCAACTGCGTTCATGTAGCGACGCAAAAGACTGCGATAATCAATGCCATGACTCTCCGCCTCCCGCACCTTGGCGAGGAAGGCTTCGGCGGCTTCCGTAAGACCGGCGACATCGGTTAAGTCGGCCACACTCCATGTGGCACTGGCAAACGGAAGCGTTGCGGCTGAAGAGTTATCCAGCGCTTCGGCCAGCATCTTACCGAGATCCATTACAGCCTCCGTTCCGCCTTGACAGCTAACATCCCCGCCATGAACGCGTCGAGATCTCCGTCGAGCACCGCCTGGACGTTTGACGTCTCGACGCCGCTCCGGACATCTTTCACTTTGGTGTAGGGGTCGAGCACGTAGATACGAACTTGGTTGCCCCACGAGACCGACTGACGACTTTCAGGGCGGACCGTGTCGCCTACGCGCTTTGCCATGCTTCTTCCTCCAGCTTGCATATCGCGGCGATCAACACGGCGGCACAGAGCGCCTTCTCGCCGCTCTCGGCACTCACCTCTCGATCGGCGATGTCAGCGTGCCAAAAACTTCCATCGTTCCGCATTCCATACGCACGACCAGGAAAGACTCGCTCGGCCAGCGCGCATGCCGCCGTAAGGTCTCGGTCAGGTAGGTCGCGGTTGTGCACGAAAATTTGGTCCGAATACTGACCTTCCCGCTCTGAGATGCGGTACTCAAGATGATCGGCAACGGCGCACATGCCATGAAACGAAAGCATCTCGTGCTGCCCGAGAGCGTGGAGGCGGCATGCGTCTTCCGGTTCCAACGGCCAATCTGCAGCGCGAAGCTTGGCGAGCAGGTCCTGCAGAACGGCGATAGGCGGGATCATCAGGACAGCCATCCAAGCAACATGGCCTTGGCTCGGATCGCGACCTCGTGTCGGTGGGGTTGCGATGCAGAAGGCACGTCGAAGCTGTGGAGCACGTTGCGGAGAGCACGTTTCTGCCAGGGCCACATGCTACTCGCAGTATGGTTCGCAACGATCTCGCAGGCCAACGCGCTCACCTCTAGCCGTGTGATCGCGGCATCGACCTGCTCATTGAAGTCGTCCTGTGTGGCAGGCTTCATTTCCCCACCTCCGCCTCAAGCACCGCGACCGCGTCGGCCATTCCCTTCGATCCTAGCACAGCCAAGCCTCGTCAGTAGCCACCACAAATGCCTTCGCCGGCCTCTGCGGCTCGACGTAGAAACTCGCGAGCCGTCAGGAAATCGCCCTCATCCACTGGACGGGTGCTAGCTCCTTCGCCGATGAAGCCGCTCAGGCGTGCTTCAGCAAAGGAATGAGGAACTACGGCGTCGGCAGCTTTCACAGCCTCTGACGTATGGTCGTAGACGCCCATCATATCGTAGTCGCGCATCTTTTCCTCGTGTGCTTTCGGCTCAAATTGCCAGCACCAATCGTCAACGAGCGAACAGCCATTTCTGGTGTGCAGCGTGTTGCCCTCACCGCCAGACATATCGGCGCCCATCACCCGATCTCCTGCTCAATGTAGACGCGCGCATCCTCGCCTTCTGCAATCAAGAGGTCCAGCGCTCGTCGCAGGCCTGCTTTGTAAGCCGGATGCCGCGTCAGATCCGGCGCCTTCCGTTCAACGTGCTTCGCTGTAGCTCGTGTTTTCCCTTCGGCCTTGGCTGTAGACACGGCTTTCACCAAGGTTTCGGTGGCAGCGGAGGCGTCGCCCTTGGCTTCTCGGAGCACCTGCATCGCCAGCGTCGGGGCGACCACCTCGGTTCTGACTAACTCTGTGACGGCGGCCGGCGCTGCCTGAAGGTCAATCAGGCTAAGCACGTAGGCCTTCGACATATGCATACGGCGGGCCACCTCGTCGATGGTCGCGCCCAGGGCCATGGCCTTCTTGCAGAGGCTGCCGTTCTCGAACGGGTTGAAGCCCTTGCCGCCGTTTCGGTCACGCTGCGAGAACAGGAGATCAAGCGGGCTGGAGCCACGAGGCTCAAGCCGGCACGGGATCCGCTCCAGCTTCGCCCCCAGCACGTCACGGGCGTAGATCGCCGCAGCGTGCCGGCGGTGGCCGTTCGTGATGAAGATGTTGTCGCTCTCCTTCACGATGGAAAGCGCCTCCAGCACCCCGCTGTCCTTGATGCTCTGAGCGAGCCAGAGGTCTTCGGGATCCTCAGGGTTGAACACGGCCTCGCGGCTATTCCATCCTGGGCGGATGGATAGCTGCTCCAGGGTGAAGCCGTAGACGTTCCCGAGGCGCGGGGCGTCGTCCATGATTCCTCTGGAACGGGCCTTCTCGGCCTCCGTTTTGTCTTCGACGCGAATCACTGAAACGCCTCCGGTGTAACGACGGCCGGGACATCTTCCCAGCGCTGTGTCCCACGATCACCCTGCAAAAGCTGCTGCAACTTCGGCATGGTCGCGGCCGAGTCCTTCAACGCCCATCGCAGGTGAGGCGTTAGAATAAAATTCTCAGATCGAGCCATTCTAACCGTGCGGCCATCGGGCATTTTGACGTCGAACTCTTCGCTCATGACGGGTCCTTGGGCTTCTGGCGCTCGCGGCGCTCAAGCCGCGAGTGGGAATTGATCCATATCAAGCAGGCACTCTGGCCTGATCGGCGGCCCATTTGCGGATCATGTGCTCTGGTATCCCGGCCTCGCGAGAGCGCGAAGGCATCGTGAGCAGCGCCATCATCTGCTGCTCCAGAGATTGTCCGATATTGCTCCATGCGTATTCGCCCTGACCGAAGCGGTGTTCGCTAGGAAGCTTAGGTGTGACCGATCCATCCTTGACAATGAAGCCTATGACAGGCTCCCCATTATCTTCGCATCCCTCGCCACTCATGAGAACCGCCTCGAGATCCAGGAAGGGGAAGGCGGTCGATAACTTGCGCCAGTCCTTCTCAACGTCCTCAGCGCTAGGCCACTTTCCGACGTTGTCGCGATAGTAGATGGTTCCCATCGGGCTACACCAGCCGTGTGGGCCGCCAATGAAAGCACACGAAATCCACGAGTTGTGAACGTATTCAGTTTCGATGCAACCCCAAGCCTCTTTCCAAGCTGCCTCGGCAGCGTATTCGGCTTGCCAGTCGACTTTGGCGCCGGGTTCGTAGCGCCTTTCATCGTCTAGCCCTAAAGGCATCTTCACGATGCCCTTCACAAACCTGTTCCAGTGCTTGTCATTCCCCCCGCCGTACCCGGTGAAGAATGTGTCGGTGCGCCGGATGATCTCTGATGCCTGCTCTGGCGTGACTGAGTGCCCAGAGACACGCATCTGCGGCCACTTCGGCAGCCCAGGGTATGAGAATGCTGCTTCGGTCATTGGTGATCACCTCCGTAGGGCATTGCTCTTGTATCATGCACATGATATAAGTCAACGTATCATGCACACGATAAGGTGCGGTTTGACGGATTTTCATGCACACGCTACGCCCCGATTGATGGGACGCAAAAAGCTATGGATGGAGCGGCTTCACCTCACGCTAGCGCAAGGCGCTAAAGCGGCGATCAGTGTCGCGCTCCTCAATGGCGAGGATGTGCTGGAGTTCGTTCGGACAGCGATAGACCGCGAGTTGGTCAGGCGTGGGCATGATGTGATGCCTCCACCCGCGAATGAGCCTCCGGCTAAAGCGGTGAAGCGTCAGCCCGACTGACCCCGTCCGCCTCTAGGCGCGCCACATCCGCGTGAACGACATGACGATTGCTGATACGCTCAAGCGCTGGTGGGTCGGTGGCTTAGAGAAGGGCGGTTACAACGACTTCAGCGACGGTCTACCACCTCGGCCGGTGCCTCCGTCACCCATGCACCCTTGGGGCAGTTCGTTCCCACACTTCGCCATCGACTACCCGATGCCGACCAGAACGGCTGATCCTAAGCCCGACTTTGAGGCGATGTGGAAAGCGGATAACTCGCGGCTCGCCGTCGAAAGCCGTTTGGCCGAAGAGCTTGAATCAGCTCTTCGTGACGCGGAACGCGAGATCGCGGTCCTCCGTCGGCAGCGTGCAGCGCGAGACGCCTTCCTTGTGCAGTCCGGTCTCTGGCAGCGGTTCACTGATTGGCTGCCAAAAGGGGCAGACGCGGTGAAAACCTTCCACGACGAACTGGATAGTCGTGCAGCTACAGCGGACGCCCGCTGATGCGCCGCTTCTCGGCCTAACCCCAAGGCTGCATCAATCGCTCTGAAGTGATCCTCCGTACTCCACATCGGAAACTCAGTTTCCGCCCACCTCCATCTCTGACTAGCCTCACAGCTCCCCGCTGCGGGGCCGCATCCAAATGCGAGTCCCCCATGACATCTCCATCGCCAACCGCCCTAGCGAACGCTCGCGAGTCGCAGGCCTTCTGGACACCGCTCGTGCGCCTGCCCGACGTGCATGTCTGGGCGCTGATCGGCAACGAGGCCGGCGAGACGTCATTCCTGACCCACCCCGTCGGCGACAAGGGCGAAGCGTTCGGCGCCTTCCAGTGGCATCTCCCGCGCATCCTCGACATGGTCAAGGGCTGCGGGATCGACGGCAGGACGGCATCACACGGCCAGCAAATCGCCGCAGCTCATTGGGAGATGACCAAGGGCTCGTACCGCAAGGTCTGGCCGTCGCTGATGGCAGCAGAGACCGTCGAAGCGGCCATCACAGTCCTCGTGCGCGACTTCGAGCGCAGCGCCAACCAGGCGCGAGACATCCCCCGCCGTGTCGCTCTCGCGCAGACATGGCGCGACCTGCTGACCGAAAAAGCCGCTACTTCTTAAGCGCTGCGTCGATTGCCATTTCCCACGCTTCGTCGAACGAACCCGCTAAGTTGGCGGCAGACCGCATGGGATTGGTCATAGACCTCATGGCTGCAATAGCGGCTTTTGCATCTTCCACAAACGACATCCAGTGCGGGGCGTCTATGCCGCTCCTGATATACCCATCAGGGTCCGCCCCGTCAGCACTGCTAAGCGCGCGAGCGACACGCTCAATCATGCTGTCTTCATTCCATAATCTACTCATCACTTCGTATCCTTCGGCTTCGCCTTCTCCCGCCGGCGGATCTCACGATCAACTGCCGCTCGTATGAACTCGGCACGGCTCTCCGCCTTCACGCGCACGCCGTCGATCCGTTCAAAGGTCCCCTCGGGAAACCTCGCCGTCATGCTCTGGTCGTTGATGTGCGTCCTACCCATGCCATCGTTTTCGCCGCTCACCATGTCGCGGTCAAACTGATACCACCTAAATTGCACAACGCCAGCAAAAATGATACCGTCTATCGACCAGACGGAGGCCAACATGGCGAAGCGCGAGCGCATACCGCTGACGCAAGAGAGGCTGAGAGAGCTTCTGCACTACGACCCTGAGACGGGGGTTTTTACGTGGATGGCGACGAGGGCTGGAGCTTTCGCCGGGGCTAAAGCTGGATCAATAAGTATCAAAGGCGCTGTAGTTATACGCATTGATTACCAGTTGTATTACGCGCACCGTCTTGCATGGTTTTATATGAACGGCGGTTGGCCAGATTTCGGGGTCGATCACCAAGATTTAGATCCAACCAATAATCGTTGGAATAATTTGCGCCGCGCAAACCAGTCTCAAAATGCTGCCAATACGAAAAAGCGGCGGACAATGGCGGGAAAGCCCTGCACTTCTCGGTACAAAGGCGTTACTTTGCAGCGTTCTTCGGGCCGATGGATGGCTCAAATAACTCATGGAAGAGGTTTCCACCAATATCTTGGCACATTCGATACTGAGGTCGAAGCGCATGAAGCCTACATAATTGCAGCCAAGCAAGCTCACGGTGATTTTATCAGAGCGGATTAGTTTCGGGATAAAACATGACAGATCTGCGTCCAACCATAGACACGGCAGGGAAATACCCTGTGGTTCAGGCCCCCTGCCCTTACCAGCACTCGTTCATGGCCGATCTGAATGCGCCGCCCTCAGGCATTCTTCACACGACCGAAGGTGGCTGGGCTGGCAGCATGTCGGTCTTCAAAGTCCACTACTCGCCGCACTTTATCGTCGGCATGAACACCGCAGGTGTGGTCGAAATTGCTCAGCTCGTACCGATCGGCTTTGGCGCACTGGCCTGCAAGGCCCACAACAACGGTGCTCGCGTCGAAATCGAGATGGTAGCGAACTCGAAAGAGACATCATGGCTGCCTGACGATCAGACACTGGACGCTCTCGCTTCGCTGATGGTCGTCTGCCGAGACGAGTGGGGTATCCCGCTATCGCGTCCATGGGCGACAGGTGACTATGGGCGCGCAGGCCACAACCCGCACCGAACGGCCGGCAAGTTTGGCAAAGTAGCGGGCTGGTATGGTCACGGCGACATGCCCGATCCTGACTCGCACTGGGATCCAGGCAACCTGAATTGGGATGCCGTTTTCGCTCGCGCCAACAGCCTGTCGAACACTCCACCCATTCCGAACGCCAAGCCCGTCCCGGTGACCCCGCCTGCCCCGACACTCTCGGTCTCGGACGTGCAGCGGACCCTCAACGCCGCCGGATACCGCCCAACGCTCGTCGTGGACGGCCAGTTTGGCCCTAAGACCAAGGACGCCCTCGCCCGCTTCCAGCAGTCCCGCGGCATTCATGTCGACGGCACGCTGTCCGTTCTGACGCTCAACGCTCTTTCCTCCTTCTCAGCCAGCAAGGCCTGACATGCTACGCCTCGCCACCATCCTCGGCGCCCTCGCCTGGAACGCCATCCTGATCACCGGAGCGCTCGCCGATACGACTTCGACAACGACCGTAGCCGTTTCGCCGTGGGTCACCCTCGCCGCGCCCTACGTCAATCTGATCGTCGAAGCCCTTGTCGGGGCAGCCATCACCTGGGGGGTGGCCCTATTCCAGCGGTGGACGGGTCGCAAGATCCAGGAGAGCTTGGTAAACTCCATCAAGAGCGCCGCGGCAACCGAAGCTGGCGTCGCCCTGGCCAAGGCCGAGAACAACTTGGCGGGGCGATCCATCGACGTGAAGTCGCCCATCGTAGCTCAAGGCGTCACGGCGCTCCAGGGACGCATCCCCGATATCCTGAAGAATGCGGGCGCCACCCCAGAGGCACTGTCGGCCATCGTAGCGGGTGAGATCGGCAAGCTTCAGGCCTCTGCCCCGCCGGCCGCCCCCGTCGTCATCACCACCGGCATCGGGGGGCAGGCATGAACGTCCCGGCTGGCGGCGAACTCGCCTTCGACCTCATGAACAAGGCGTCCATCGGGATCGGTGGCGACCTTGTGGTGCTCTACAAGCTCTATCGCGACCTGACGTCGGGCAAGCTCAAGTGGACCGCGATCTCTGACGAGCAGGCCGACGCCATTGGCCGGATCATCAACGTAGCTGCTGTGACGGTGAAGGATCCAGAGGCCTTCGCGACGGCCAAGACATTCGTGAGGTCCCTTTGATGCCCGACATTGACCTCAACGAGATTGAGGCCGGGCTGAAGGCGCTATCGGGGGTGGACTGGATGTCGGCTCTGAAGGCCTTCCGGTCGGCTGACCTAGCCGGCGAGATCACTGCGGCCGAGGATGTTGCCTCCATCATCGCCGTGTTCCTACCCGAAGCTGTCTACGCCCGCGACGCACTCGTCGTGCTCGGGTTCCTCGTCGAAGCGCAGCGCGACGGCCTTATCCGACCCGCAACCCCGGAAGATCCAGCCATGGCCCGCGTCGAGCGCGAGCATGGCGGCCGGTGAACCCATCGTACACAGGAAATCCACCATGACCAAACTCGTCTTCATCGGCGCGGCGTGCCTTGCCGCGTCCGCACTCTCCGGCTGTGCCCAGATCGAGAGCGGCTTCAACTCGGCCGCGAATTTCATCGACCAGCCCAACGTTCAGCAGGCGGTGGCTACGATCAAGACCGTCAGCACTGCGCTGGTTTGCGACGTCGCCGCCGGCTCCTCGCTCGCCAAGAGCATCGAAGCTCAGGCCGGCGCCCATCAGGGCGTGACGAACCTCATCGACGTGTCCTCCACGGCTGTCTGCGCCGCCCTGCAGGGCAAGGTGGTTGCTGGCGTTACCGAAGCCAACGTGCCGGCTGTGACGGCGGTGAGCCAGTGATCCCCGCCATTATCGCCATGTGCCTCAGCGGGTCTCCTAGCCAGTGTGAGAGCCATCAGGTTCGTGTCGAAGCTCGGGCGTGCCGCGTTGCCCCGATCCATGCCGAGGCGCCCATCTCCGGCGAATGGCGGCCCGTGATCGTCAGCATCCGGTGCCGTCCGTAAGTCCCCTCTCCAGTCGGGAGACACGCTGCGTTGAGCCGCCGCGCGCTCCCTAACCACATCTGGCCGTAGGAGGCCCGACATGGCTAACCACCGTTGTGATCCGCCATGCTTTCAATCTCGTTACCATTGGACGAGGACGATGAAGCCGTGATCCTTCGCGCTGTTGTGGCTCTTGCCATCATCGTTCTGAGACCAGTAGCCGCCTGGGCTCAGGCTGCAGAGGCGACAGCCGCCGCGTCCGAAGCAGCGAAGCAGATCAGCGCTTCTGGTCCGCTTGGCCCCATATTCGTTGTCTACGTGATCGCAACGGCTGTCATCGGCTACGCGCTTTGGAAAAAAGCAAACGATCTTCAGACACAGCTCAAAGACGTGCAAGAAAAACGCATTGCGGATACGGCAGGCTACATAGAACGCATCGTTCAGGTCGGGGCCGACTCCAGTTCCGCGATGGAGGGAAACAACGAGAAGGTAGCCGACCTAATCCGGCTCATCAACGCGATTTTCGACCTTCTGAAGACCATGTCTCCCGCTTTAAGCACGGTCAACCAGAACGTTGATCGCAATGGTTCCCAACTCCAAGCCCTCGGCGACTATTTGAAGGACCGTCTCAGGGGGCAGCCATGATCTGGCGCGCAATCAGAGACCTATTTGTCGAGCCGACGATCCCGCCGGAGATCCACGACGAGAATGTCCATCGTTTGCGCAACGTTGCGACGATTACTCTCGGAGGTGTGGACCGCGCTTTGCGGCATAGTCGCAAGCTGTCTCAGCAAGTCGGGAAGCCGGAGGAGATAGACGCCAAAGTGAGCGAACTGCGCAAACTTCAGGGCGAAATGCACAAAATCATCAAAGGCGCTGAGTTCGATCCCGACGACGGGCTAATGAGAGGGATGGACGAGCCGTGATCAGCACACCAATGCGTGCCGCAGCACGAATTTTCTCCATCGTCTTTGCCGTCGCGGCGCCAAGCTACCTCATAACATATAGCGGTTTCATCATCCCTTGGCAGAATGTGCTCGACATCGTCGCGTTCGCTTTCGCCGTCACCAACCCGGTTTTGAACCGCCAGCGCATTGTGTATGCCCTGACGACGCCGCAGTTCAAGACGGCTCACCTTCACACGATCGGTTGGTTGCTGGTCTGTGTCGGTGTTTGCCTATCGGCCATATCTGCCATTCACTGGCGAGCTTCTGGCCACCTCGCGTCGCTGAACGATGGTGGTGTCAGGGTGACATTTCGCATCCTCTATGCTGAAGGGTTGGCCTGCCTTTTGATGGCAGCGGGGGATTACGAACCCGACCTGTCATGGAGGCGCTTGAGAGGCATCGGAGTATGGCTTGCCGCTATCGCTTTCATGATCGCAGTGTTCTTTTATGGCGATCGGCTGCGGGACATCATGTGGCCTAAGCCGGAGGGTGCAGAGCCCATCGTCATCGAGAGACCGCAATGAGCGACAGCGCAAGCGACCCCCTGCTCGACGACCTTCGGCGCACCGGACCTAACGTTGTCTCCGGTGTCGCCACCGTAGGCCTGCTAATCGCCATAGGCCTGAGCATCGCTTTTGCCCCTCGGATTGAGGGACTGCTGCTGCCGGTGTTCAAACGCAATGATATTCCGGCTAGCAGCGTCGTGAGAAGCGGGCGTCGGCTGTGCTGGACGCGCATCGGCGAAAAGCTCCGTACCCCTTCGCTGAATGATGTCGATGTGGACGTGGATTATGTGTCCAACATCACGGGCAAGCTGGCGCACCAGCCGACACCAGAACTGTTTGACGAGACGACCGGCGATGAGTTGACCAGCGATGTCATTCCGCCGGCTGGTCCGTTCCTTAAGCGCGTGTGCCTGACGCTGTCTCGGCGCATTCGCCAGGATCAGCCGGTGCGGGTTCGACAGGTCTCATACTTTCAGTCCGTGACCGGGCTGTACGACATCCCCGTGGTGTTTCCTGCCGTGATTGATCCACCAAACGCCGCGTCTGTTTTCGCCAACCGTCACGACAGCGCACCTGGCCCTAGCGACGACGCCGTTGCTGGCCCTCCCCCTTCCAGAAAGCCGCTTCCCCAGCGCAACGACATCGACGTGATGCCCATGCTGCAAGATATTCAAGCCTATCAGCCAACCGGCAACCATGACCTCGGTGCTCGCATCGAAGCTCGTGTGCCTCAAGAGCTCCATGACCGCCTCGACGACTGGATGGCACAGAACCGCGTGTTCAACCGCTCCGAAGCCGTTCGCCGCCTTATGGACGAAGCTCTCGACGCCGAGGACAAGGCAGCAGCAGAGCCGTTTGAACCGGAGGGGCGTTGAGGGACTGGGCTGCGTGTGGTAGATTGTTAATGCGTGGCGGTGTGAGAGCCGACCCTGTTTTCATTCTCTCACTGGATCAGGGTAGTTGGTTAAACGGCGTTGGAAACCTGCGTGGAACGCCACCCTAAAAAAACGGGGCCGACGACAGTACACGCATCAGTTCGGCCCCAGTGGGGCAATAAGGTCGGTCACTGGCATATCCGCGTATGCGGCGAGCCCAGAGACCACGGGCTGTCCCTGCACCGTTCGGTGGGGCGCTTTGGCCGGCGATGTCCGGCATTTGACGAACGGTGCTCCCGTTGCTGGGCGTCGGCACGGGTTACAGATAACGATCTCTGCCGCAAACGCGGGGGTTGTAGGGCGCCCCAGATAGGCCGGACCCTCTGAGCCGTTAGGCTTACGGTATCCTCCCTGAGGAAGGACAGCGTCCTTGGGCGTTGCGGCCATCAGTTTCGGGTTATGATCCCCTCGACGCGCAAGCGTAGGCATGAGGGAGAAACACACCGGGAAGGCCGGTGGGGCACGAACCGAGCCACCCGAACCGAAGTCCCCGCCCATCGCTGCGGCATGGGCAACCCCACAGTTTCGGCTGCGGGAACTACCTAGCCCCGGCGCCTTACGGTTCCGGGGCTTTTTCGTTTCGCCGCAGCACCAACGCCAGTACCCTTGGCGCCCTGTCCGGCGCCGGCCTCTGCGACCGCCAGTCCGGCATGGCCCCGATATCGGTGCTCTCGCAGCGCTGACACTGCCAGACGCGGGATTTAGCGACGGCGGGAAACGGTGTGTCGTCCGGCAAGCCCAGGTCGGCCCAGGGCACCGCCTGAGCCGCGGCGCACCGGTTGCAGGACAGCAGCACCGCGTCGAGCCGGCTGACGTCTCGCAGGTATTTTATATCAGGAGGCGCGATCGTATTCACCATCTACATCTCTCAAAACGAGGCAAACTCACCATGTAGCTCGCGGGCAGCAACTCGGTAGGCATGCGCTGCTTCTTCTGCAGTTTTGAAATATCCGATAGTCGTGTTCTTGTGATTCATCTGAATGCGAGCAATCCAGCGTTTCTCTTTCTTTTCCCAAGTTACACCCTTTCGACCTTCTCTCAATTTTCGAGGTGAAATATTCCAAGCATTCTGGCAATCGTTTGCTTGCCTCAAATTGCTGAAACGATTGTCGTCTCTAACTCTGTTCCTATGGTCCATGATGTGTTCCGGCATATTTCCTGTCACATAAAACCATGCCAAATTCTGAGCCGGATAGAACTTTCGATTAATTGTGATCCGAATATATCCCTGTTTTGTCTTGAACCCGGCGACCTTCCCTGACAGTTCTGGTCGCGAGCACTTGTTCCAGGTGAAAATACCAGACGACGGGTCGTAGTTCAGAATTTCTTTTAGCCTTTCGTGGGTGAGTGCCCCCCTATATTCTTTCTTCTCTCTGAGTGCTTTATTTCCGGCTCCTACGCATGAAAAAGAGCAGAACCTTCTTACTTTGTATGTGGCCGGGCTTACAAGACCACCTTCTGCTCGAAGCGGCCAGGGAATTACCTGTCCGCAAGATAAACACGTTATGTCAGCAATCTTAGACATAGCCAATC